TTCTGCTGAATTTTTTCTCAATTCTAGTTATGAATTCAGAAGCAACTTCATTTCGTAAATCCCAAATGTCGCCTAATCGATACTCAAATACCCTTGAGTCATTTTTTTCAAGGCTTGCTGTTACAGCACCAATAGGAAAGAAGGATTGTTTGTTCAGCACTACTACATGGGGTGTAGCGCCGCATTTATCGCAAGCAACGTTAGGGTCATCAAGAAGATTGCCGCATTCTAAACAAATAATATCCATTTTTGCTATCCAAGAACTGAGTGATTTTAAATTTTTATAATCTTTATCAAAACGCTAACGCGTACGCAAAAATTATCGTAACCTGTTAAGAGTGGTTTCTACGCCACAGACTTAAAACGAGTCGAAAACCTCGCCACGACGGGGTTTTGTCATATTTGAGACTGCCTAAAGGTGGCCTTTTCCATATCCGCGCCACGCTCGGCGCAATTCAACCACAGAGCCTTTCAGGAGGGAACGGTCGGTGTGACTGTCTCTGTGGGCTGATCATTACTGAGCGCGGATCAGTGCATCGCTTTATTCATAATTAAGTATTCCTCACACAAGCCCGAAATCAGAATGGCTACACTCTCTCATTAGTGAGGGAGGGTAAGGTATGAAAGAGGGTTTTTACTGGATACAGCACAACGGCAGGGTTCAGGTTGCTTACTACACCGATGGCGAAACAGAAGACCTGCGAACAGGGCGGATCGTCAGGGGCATATGGCATCTGACTCAGGGTTACGATATCTGCGATGACGGCGAGGCTGAAATTCTTGCGGGACCGTTAATGCCGCCACATGTTTGAAAAAATACCGGTGCGATTTTATATATGGTTTAGACTGATTAGAGGTGAATCCCCCTGTGCGGAGGGGCAATCCAGTTGATGGAAGTGTAGATATGCTTGCGGCTCGTATAACTGGTAACGAGTCACCGGGAGGCACCCGGCACCTAACTGAGTATCCGTGACTGTTTCAATTTATGCCTGCTTTTACAAGCAGGCATTTTTTTATCCCCACTTTGAAACTGGTGCTATTTTTAAATTGTGAACCAGACCATAACCGCCCACCCGACATCCTGGTCGGGAAGTGACGCTGCTCGACACAGTTGTTGCACCGGGAATGGCCAGGTAACACGACTACCTACTTAGATTTCTAACTCAGTTAGGCCTGCTGAAAAGCGGGCCTTTTTTTATTTCAGGCTCCCGGAAACCCTCATCAAGGCTTGTCGTTAATTCATCCGGAGAGCCTGACCCTTCCAGCACAACACCCGCGAATCGCGAGGTGAGAGAAATGTCCCGTATGAGCAAACTTGTCACCGGAGTCGCCCTCGGCACCTCAGGAGGAACCATCCTGAACGGCGTCCTCACAAAACTGAGTCCTGACGAATGGAGCGCCATCGGCGTACTGGCAGGCATTGCCGGGATAATCGTTACCGGACTCATTAACTGGTATTTCAAACGCAAGGTCGCCAATGCGCAGGTTAAGGCGCTGGAGAAATACGGCCCGGCGGTGAAAGTTGGAGAAGACTGATATGCCAATGACCAGCAGCCTTCGCAATAAACTGATCGCCGCAGCTGGTGGCGGCGCAATGCTGATTGCCTCACTGTTCCTCGGTGGGCAGGATGGTGTCGAAGGTCGGAAGTACGAGGCCTACAAAGACGTCGCCGGGGTGTGGACTGTGTGCGACGGCCATACTGGGCGGGATATCGTCAGGGGTAAGACTTATACAGATCGCGAGTGTGACCAGCTGCTCTGGAAAGACCTCCAGCCAGCAAAGCGCATGGTAGACAATCTGGTCAGGGTGCCGCTGGGCGAGTATCAGCGCGCCGCGCTTTACAGCTTTGTCTTCAACGTTGGTTCTGACGCGTTCTCGAAGTCCACGCTTCTGCGCAAGCTGAACAAAGGTGATCACGACGGGGCGTGCGAAGAAATGCGCCGTTGGGTTTACGCTGGAGGCATGAAATGGAAAGGCCTCCAGAACCGGCGCGAGATGGAGCGCAGCATGTGCCTGGCGGAGAGCAAACATGACCTCTAAAGCCTGGCTGATAATCGGCATTGAGCTGCTTTTATCCTTCCTGGTGATGTACCGCCTGCTCGGCAAGGTAGGTGAAGAGAAGAAGCGTGCTGACGCCGCCGAGCAAAACCTGAAACTGGCGAAAGCCACCATCACCGACATGCAGGTGCGCCAGCGTGATGTCGCTGCGCTCGATGCCAAATACACCGGAGAACTGCAGGATGCAAAAGCAACTATTGATCAGCTTGAGCATGATGTTGCTACTGGCAAGCGTCGGCTGCAGCTCAATGCCAGATGCACTACGAACGGAGCGACCAGCACCACCGGCCTGGATGATGGCACCGGCCCCCGACTTACTGACTCCGCTGAACGAGATTATTTCACCCTCAGAGAGCGGATCGAAACCGCCACAAAGCAAATAGCCGGGCTGCAGCAGTACGTCAGCGAGCAATGTCTAAGGTAATTCAGTCTACATTTAAAGTCTGACAACTTTGAACGGGGTGGAATTGTGCAAAACGACAAAGAAGATCATCTTAAACAGGCGTTACTGGTAGTCCTGTCCCTTAATGAGGATTCAGGCCTCAGCTTGGATGGGGTCGTGAATGATGTACGCCGGGTAATGAATGAGGGCGGAAAGTACAACCATTACTGCCCTGATGGCGCTGAAGAAATATGTGGCATCGTTAAAAAAGCAGTAGAAGAGGTTAAGGCTAAACGCAAAAAGCACTGATGTTCAGTAGCCATAAAATAGCGCAATTGCGATTGCGCTGATGATGTCCTTTTCATTCCGCCAACACATACAGTTAGTGGCATCGTTAAAAAAGCAGTAGAAGAGGTCAAAGCTAAACGCAAAAAGCACTGATGTTCAGTAGCCATAAAATGGCGCATTTGCGAGTGCGACTGATGATGTATTTTCCATTTCGCCAACCCATACAGTTAGCCACGCTGTGAAGCATTACGAAGCCGGATTGACGTTGGCATTAGTTAAGTTGTTGATTGGAAGTAATTATTTTGTAATCTAAGGTTATTACCGGACTGCAAACAAGAGGTGGATATGGAAGAGATAATTGTAACTATCATCGGCAGCAATTTTCCTGCTATGTCAGCAAGCAGAATCTATGATGAAGAGGATGAAATTGAATACATCGAGATTAAGGGTGATAGCATAAGTCAGGAGCTTTTCAAAAATATTAGCCAAGGTACGAGTGTAGAGATCTACTCGCAGCTTAAATCTTTGGGCTTTTACACGCTTATAACAGCAACCGTCGATATGGTTTTGCTCGCCAAGGGTGATATCGCTGGGCTTCTAAAGAAGAAGAACGATTTTAAATAAGACGCCTGCGGGCGGTTATTAAGCTATCAGCCTGGATGATGAAAAAGAAAAAACCCTCATGAGCAGGAAACCCGGTCTGCTCATGAGGGCATGCAAGTGCATATTCGTTACAAGTTTATTATGCGCATGCCAATTAGAAGGGGTCATAGGACTTCTCTCATAGTCGAAGTGTGACGTAATGAATTGTTCAACAAAAGCCCTCTTCCTGAGGGCAATGGAGTCGTTCTTACTGAATATTCATTTCGTTTTGATGTCTGCTCGCGGTACCTGGTATTCTTTTCTCAAATTTCTCTTGGTGCTAAAGCATTCCTGCTACTAACAAATTTTTTAATTCTGACGCACAGGACTTATACAAAAGGCGCAGGCACCCAAGTTTAACAGTAATCCCAAGCCGGAGGTGCCGAAGTTAACGAACTTTCCATATCCCCTCTGGCGGATAAATCATAAATATGCCCTGTAGGGGATAAAGCACAGCCTCGTTAATGCGAGGTTTTTTTATGCGCCTCGTACGCGCAACAAAGAGAGTCTTTCAGCCGTGAGCCTGGGGATCCGCTTCTCTCATGCGGCTGTTCCGTACGACAGGCTCACATCTAAAAGGAAACAACTATGGACAATAAAAAGTCGGAGCCTTTAGCGGGCTTATCGTTTGGCTATCTCTTGCGTATTCAGGACGCTATTGCTGACCAGCTTGACCATTTAAAATACTGCTGGGAGCAAAGCCATGGTGCATCTTCAGAAGGTAAAGTGCCCGTTATTTTCTTAGGTGATCACTACACCGTGTTTGCTGGTGGGTATACGCCTGAGGAGATTAAAGATGCGATCGAACGCATCCAGGCCGGACGCAAAGAGAAAGCTGATAAAAAGCTGGTGGGTGAAACTGTTCTCAATGATGCGTGTGTTCAGCCTGGAACCATTCAAAGTGAGAAGCTGGGTAACGCAACTACCAGCAGCAGTTACAGTGGACGCTGTGCGCAACAGCGATCTGTTTGTATCCCTCAGGGCTGAGATGATTGGGCAAGCGGCATCAATCGACAGCCTGAAATCGGCTGTTCATGATGCTATCCGCAACGCAACACAGCCCGGTGGCATGCTCTATGGTAAGCGCTAATGCCAGCTGCTATCCCTCGCGCCTGCCGTAAGCGTGGATGTTCCGGCACCACCACAGACCGTTCCGGTTACTGCGAGGTGCACCGTAACGAAGGGTGGCAGCAGCATCAGCGTGGACTGAGCCGCCACCAGCGTGGCTACGGTAGTAAGTGGGACATCATCCGCGTCCGCATCCTTAAACGTGATCGACACATCTGCCAGCAGTGCCTGCGCAACGGCAGGCCAGTCCCGGCAACTACGGTTGACCACATCAAACCCAAAGCACACGGGGGCACAGATGATGACAGCAATCTGGTTGCGATCTGCTTCAAGTGCCATAAGGCCAAAACCGCGCGGGATCGTTTAAACCGAAACTAAACCTTCCAGGAAAAAGCATGACTGATTCACTAAGCGATTCAGGGCGCACGCACGTCGGTGCTAAGGGGCATGGCTCGACAGACAAGTTAAGTACGCTCAAGCCGGGTAATCTCATCCACTCGGGTGGTTATGTGCTGGTAAACGCTCCCACTCACCCGTTAAGCCGTAACAGTAACCGAGTCTATGAGCATCGCGTCGTCTACCACCAACACCATGGTGACGGCCCTTTCAGCTGCCATTGGTGCGGCACTATGGTTACCTGGGATGATATGCATGTCGATCATCTCGATGACTGCAAAACCAACAATGCTGAGTCAAACCTCGTTGCCAGCTGCGCCGTGTGTAATCAGAAGCGCGGCAGTGAAAAAATGAAGGCCACCCACAGAAACAAGTCGCACCGACGTTATACGGCTCATGGCAAGACTATGTGTCTCAGTGAGTGGGCTGAGTACCTTGGCATTTCCCGCAACTCGATTGACTACCGACTGAAGGCAGGCTGGGATATCAACAAAGTATTCAGCCCACGCATCGGGAACAGCGGCCCGCCCAGCAGGAAGCTTGCCAGAGCGGTACATGGCAACATCAAATGAGAATCACCATCGGAAAATGATTTCAAATGCAATCATTTTGATGTGAGTGATATCGATTCTCACTACCGGGGCGGGTCAAAAGTTCAGGAACGACGCGCCAAAGGACCGCCGCCTAACCCTTTCTCGCATCGCCGCAGGTTAGAAAACTTTTTTATGGGTCCCCCATCCGATGATTAATAGGAGTTTTCGATTATGTCAGGACCACCGAAAACCCCGACCCATCTGCGTCTGGTGAGGGGTAACCCATCAAAACGCCCGATCAATAAAGACGAGCCGCAACCCCCTGCAGGGGTACCCCCAACTCCGAAGCATTTCGACAAGCAGGCGAAGTACTGGTTTAAGCGAATGGCTGAAGAGCTTGATGCCGTCGGCGTCGTTTCTCAGCTGGACGCCCGTGCACTCGAACTGCTGGTCGAGGCTTACACCGAGTACCGGCACCACTGCGACACGCTGGAGATCGAGGGGTATACGTACCGGACTGAGACGCAGACCGGGGATGTGCTGATTAAGGCGCACCCGGCGGCAATCATGAAGGCAGATGCCTGGAAGCGTCTCCGCGCCATGCTGGCCGAGTTCGGCATGACGCCTGCCAGTCGGTCGAAGGTCAGCACCAAAACGCCGGATGCGGTTGATCCGCTGGCAGAGTTCATGAAAGCGAGGGATTAATGGCTAAGGTTGCAGAAGGTATCCGCTACGCAGAGCGCGTCGTGGCGGGGGAGATTATTGCCTGTGAGTTTGTCCGGCTGGCATGCCAGCGTTTTCTGGATGATTTGAAACACGGTGAGGCGCGGGGGATCTTCTTCAGCGAACCCCGGGCGCAGCACATCCTGAATTTCTACAAATTTATACCCCACGTTAAGGGCGCGCAGGCCGGTCAGCCCATCGACCTTATGGACTGGCATATTTTCATTCTCATCAATATCTACGGGTTTGTGATCCCGCTGGTGAACGAGGAGACCGGCGACGTGGTGCTGCGCAACGATGGCAGCGGCCGCCCGGTTATGGTGCGGCGGTTCCGTACCGCTTACAACGAGGTGGCGCGTAAGAACGCGAAATCCACACTTTCCTCCGGCGTCGGACTGTATATGGCAGGTGCAGATGGCGAGGGCGGCGCTGAGGTTTATTCGGCGGCCACAACCCGCGACCAGGCGCGTATCGTGTTTGAAGATGCCAAGAACATGGTGAAGAAAGCGAAAGCGACACTGGGCCGCCTGTTTGAGTTCAACAAGCTGGCGATCTACCAGGAGCAGAGCGCGTCGAAGTTCGAGCCCCTTTCCAGCGACGCGAACAACCTGGACGGCCTGAACATCCACTGCGGCATTGTCGACGAGCTGCACGCCCATAAAACCCGTGACGTCTGGGACGTGCTGGAGACAGCAACCGGTGCGCGCCTGCAGTCGCTGCTGTTCGGCATTACCACCGCCGGCTTTAATAAAGAAGGCATCTGCTATGAGCTGCGCGATTATGCCATCAAGGTACTGCGCGGTTTCAACAGCGATGTGGAAGGAGCGGTTAAGGACGATACCTTCTTTGCCATCATCTACACCCTGGACGAAGGCGACGACCCTTTCGATGAAACGGTCTGGCAGAAGGCGAATCCGGGCCTCGGCATCTGCAAGCGCTGGGACGATCTGCGTCGCCTGGCGAAGAAGGCCAAAGAGCAGGTGTCCGCCCGCGTTAACTTTTTCACCAAACACATGAATATCTGGGTTACGGCAGAGTCTTCCTGGATGGACATGCTGAAGTGGGAAAAATGCGAACTCATCGCGCCGGCGCATGAACTGAAAACCTATCCGCTGTGGGTGGGGGTCGATCTGGCGAACAAAATCGATATCTGCGCCGCGGTAAAAGCCTGGCGTTCTCCTGACGGGCACGTTCACACCGACTTTAAATTCTGGCTGCCGGAGGGGCGTCTTGAGAAGTGTTCCCGGCAGATGGCCGAGCTCTACCGCAAATGGGCGGAACTGGACAAGCTCATCCTGACCGACGGGGATGTGATAGACCACGCGCAGATCAAGGAAGAACTTCAGGCGTGGGTGGCTGGTGAAAGCCTGAAAGAAATCGGTTTTGACCCGTGGAGTGCCACGCAGTTCAGCCTGGCGCTTGCCGAGGAAGGCCTGCCTCTGGTGGAGGTTCCACAGACGGTCCGCAACTTCTCCGAAGCCATGAAGGAAGTTGAAGCGCTGGTTTACGGTGGCCGGCTACATCACAGCAATCACCCGGTGATGAACTGGATGATGTCGAATGTGACGGTTAGGCCGGATCGTAATGACAATATCTTCCCCAACAAATCGACCCCGGAAGCCAAGATTGACGGCCCGGCGGCGCTGTTTACCGCAATGAGCCGTCTGCTCGTTAACGGTGGCAACGACCAGCAGGACCTGAGTGGATTCTTTGACAACCCCATCATGGTAGGTTTCTGATGAAGAAAAATAAGCAGCCGGGCAAGGTAAAAAGCGCCTTGCTCAACTGGCTGGGCGTGCCCATCAGCCTGACTACCGGAACGTTCTGGCAGGAGTGGTACGGCACGAGCAGCAGCGGCAAGGTCGTCACGGCAGATCGGGCGATCCAGCTTTCTCCGGTCTGGGCCTGCGTCCGGCTTCTGAGCGAGTCGGTTTCCACGCTGCCGGTTAAGATTTACACCCGACAGGCTGATGGCTCGCGCAAGCTGGCGCAGAACCATCCGGTATACCAGGTGCTTTGTCGCCGTCCGAATCTGGAAATGACGCCGTCCCGGTTCATGCTCATGGTGGTGGCCAGCATCTGTCTGCGCGGTAATGCATTTGTCGAGAAGCTGTTTATCGGCAATAAGCTGGTGTCGCTGGTGCCACTGCTGCCCCAGAATATGGTGGTGAAGCGGCTGGATACCGGGCGGCTGGAATACACCTACACCGAGGACGGCAAGAAACGCGTTATCTCCGAAAAGAACATGATGCACATCCGGGGATTTGGCCTTGATGGTGTCTGCGGCATGATGCCAATGATGACGGGTCGTGACGTGATCGGCGCGGCGATGGCCGTCGAAGAGTCAGCTGCAAAGATTTTCGAAAATGGCCTGCAAAGCTCGGGCTTTCTTTCAGCTGACCAGGCGCTTGATAAGGATCAAAGAGAGCGACTTCGGGGCTATATGCAGGCCTTTACCGGGTCTAAAAACGCCGGAAAAATTATGGTTCTTGAGGGCGGGCTGAAATATCAGAACGTCACCATGAACCCGGAAGCGGCGCAGATGCTGGAAAGTCGCTCATTCAGCATTGAGGAAATCTGCCGCTGGTTCCGCGTGCCGCCGTTTATGGTCGGCCACACCTCGAAGCAAAGCAGTTGGGCGTCGAGCCTGGAGGGGATGAATCTCCAGTTCCTGACCCACACCCTGCGCCCGCTGCTGGTGAATATCGAGCAGGAGATCTCCCGCTGTCTGCTGAATGGCGAAGAGGACCTCTTTGCCGAGTTCTCGGTAGAGGGCCTGCTGCGCGCCGACAGTGCTGGCCGGGCGGCATACTACACCAGCGCGCTGCAGAACGGCTGGATGTCCCGTAACGACGTGCGTCGCCTTGAGAACATGCCACCGATTGAGGGCGGCGATCTTTATACGGTGCAGCTCAACCTGACGCCGCTTGAAGACCTGAAGCAAAACAGCCAGGCAGCACAGGCTTTCGCGCTGCGTCAGGTCCATAACCACGTATTCCCCGACATCCCCTTCGAACAGTCCCCGCTGAAACAAGCGGCTTAGGAGCATCCATGACAATTAAAAGCCTTCCGGCGGCGCCGGAGGGGCGACCTTTTGCGCGCGAAAAACCTGACCTGCCGGCAGCGGCAATGGAGCGCTGGAACGGCGGCATCCGCGCCGCCCGGGACGGTGACAACAGCATTTCTATCTTCGACGTGATCGGCGCTGATTACTGGGGAGAGGGTGTGACGGCCAGCCGCATTGCGGGTGCGCTGCGCTCGCTCGGGGGTGCTGACGTGACGGTTAACATCAACAGCCCGGGCGGCGACATGTTCGAAGGCCTGGCGATTTATAACCTGCTGCGCGAGTACGAAGGCAGGGTCACTGTGAAGGTTTTGGGTCTGGCAGCGTCGGCGGCGTCGGTCATCGCGATGGCCGGTGATGATGTACAGATCGGACGCGGCGCCTTCCTGATGATCCACAACTGCTGGGTCTATGCGATGGGTAACCGTCACGACCTGGCGCAGATCGCCGCTGACATGGAGCCGTTTGATAAAGCGATGAGCGATATCTACCAGGCACGCAGCGGTCTTGATGCCGCCACCGTCGAAAAGATGATGGACGGCGAAACCTATATTGGCGGCAGTGACGCGGTGGCGAAAGGC